TACATTGGGATAGAAGCAAAAGTGGTGATGAACTAGATGCACTTACAAGGCACTTACTACAAGCAGGTACAATAGATACAGATGGTGTAAGGCATAGTGTTAAGGTAGCATGGAGAGCATTGGCCAATTTGCAAAAAGAATTAGAACAAATTGAAACCTAATACTATACATGAATTTTACCTACTTACACTACAGGATATAGATGATGGTGCAACCAAACAAGAACTACTTAAGATAGTAGAAATGTATGAACAGCAGGAAATGTATGAAGCATGTGCAGGTATGATAAAAGCAATAAAAGAAAGTTATGATTAAAAAAATTAAAGAATTAGTAGAAACAGAAACAGGTATACAAGATATAGGTATAAAGAAAAGAACACAACCTTATGTAGAAGCTAGGGTGTTATATTCAAACCTTGCACTTAAACATACTAAGCTATCTTGCAAAAGAATAGGTGAAGAAATAAATAGAGATCACAGTAGTGTAGTACACCATAAAAAAGTATTTACACAATGGATACAACTTAAAAAGTTTTATGCACAAAACCTAAACAGCTACAAAACACTTGAAAGTATGTTAGAGGAAGAAAAAGTAGTAGATACAAATGCTATAGATTTATACAGAAAGTACAAAAGAGAAAGTAAGATACTACTAAAACAAAACAAAGAACTTCTTAAAAAACTTGAACTAAAGCAAAAAGAAATAGATAGATTAAAAAAGTATGAACCTATATGGTAACAAATAAAATATACAGTGAAGATTGTTTAGAAACTATGCAAAGAATGAATGACAACTTTGTAGATGTTACTGTAACTTCACCACCATATAATGCAGGTGCTTCAAGAAGAAACAGAAAAACAAGAGGTTATACAGATATTATTAAATATGATAATTATACAGATAAAATAAGTAAAGAAGAATATTTAAAAGTTTGTGTAGATTGGATTAAAGAAATAATAAGAGTTACAAAATATCATGTTTTTTTTAACATACAAGAACTAAAAGGTAATAAAGGAATTGTAAAAACAATTTATGAAAATTTTAATGAACAAATAAAAGATGTTTTTATATGGGCAAAAACAAACCCACCTTCAGCTATAAATGATAATGGTGTATCAAGGGGTTATGAATATATATTTTGTTTCTCTAAAGATGAACCACAAAAATCTACTTTTAACTATGCTAACTTTTCAAATTATAATGGTGATTATGTAAAAAATATAATTATAAAACCATCGAATGTAGATAACAAAGAAACTAAACAACACAACTTTGCTTTTCCATTATGGCTACCAAAATATTTTATAAATTATTTTTCTAAAGAAAATGCTTTAATTTATGACCCATTTATGGGTGTAGGTACAACTGCAACTGCTAGTGTTATTTTAAAAAGAAATTATATAGGTAGTGAAATATCAAAGAAGTATGTAGATGTTGCAAACAAAAGAATACTTAAATATAAAAACCAAACAAGTTTATTTTAACAAAACACTATTTTTTTTATTGTATATTTGATTAATCAACTTTTTTCAAGTATGGCACATGGGGGTAAAAGGCAAGGATCAGGAAGAAAATCTAAAGCAGAAGAAATAGATTTAATAGAAAAACTATCACCATTAGAACCTGAAGCATTTGCAGCTTTAACTAAGGGAATACAAAAAGGTGACTTTAAATTTGTACAATTATTTTATAATTACTGGGCAGGTAAACCAAAAGAAACAAAAGATATAACCATAAACGAAGATGTACCTTTGTGGTTAGAAGATTAGATGTTTAAAAAAACACAAGCATTATATAAATTACTGGAGTTAAAAAATAGGGTAAGAATTGTATGTGGGGGTACTTCAGCAGGTAAAACAATTTGCATATTACTTATACTAATACAAGATGCAATAAAAAATAAAGGTAGGGAAGTATCAGTAGTAGCTTCTACTGTACCTGCTTTACGTAGGGGTGTATTAAAAGATTTTTTAAAGATTATGAAATCTACAAATAGATACAAAGAAGAAAGTTTTAATAAAACAACACTTAAATACACTTTTAGTAATGGCAGCTATATAGAATTTTTTAGTATAGATCAACCTGATAAAATTAGGGGTAGTAGAAGAACAGATTTGTTTATAAACGAATGTAACACTATACCAAATGGTTTTGAAAGCTACCAACAATTAGCTATAAGAACTTCAGGTAAGATATGGTTAGATTATAACCCCACCAGTTTGTTTTGGGTAGATAAAGAATTAAAAGGCCAACAAGATACAGATTTTGTAAGATTAACATATAAAGATAACAACACACTACCTGAAGGTATAATAAAAGAACTAGAAAAGGCAAGAGATAAAGCCAAGACAAGCACCTACTGGGAAAACTGGACAAGGGTTTATTTAGATGGGCTTACAGGGGCTTTACAAGGTGCTTGTATACCTGACTGGCAAGAAATAGATAAACTACCTTTAGAAGCTAAATTATTAGGTTATGGTATGGACTTTGGATATGTAGACCCTACTACAATAATTGCATTATATAAATGGAACAATGCCTATATATTTGATGAAGTATTATATAAGAGTAATATGGTATTAAGGGATGTAAGTTTATTCCTAACACAAAACAATATAAAAGAAAACATAATAGCAGATCATGCAGAACCTAAAAGTATAGCAACTTTATCTATGGATGGCCACAAAATATACCCCTGCACAAAAGGTAGAGATAGTGTAACCTATGGTATAAACATGATAAACCAAAATGAAATATATGTAACAAGTAATAGTAAGAACTTAAAAAGAGAACTACAGGGGTATGTATGGGCAAGAGATAAAGAAGGCAACACCATAGAAAAACCTACTGGTGTACACCCTGATTGTATAGATGCTTGTAGGTATATTTTGACAGACCATTTAAGTACACCAAAAGGGGAATATTATATTTATTAAAAAAAAGTTAGTTAATAATTTGTTTATAAGTAAAAAGGTTGTATATTTACATCATAAACATTAAAACAATAATAAAATGAAAACTACAAATACAATGATTTATTTAGAAAGTGTTGGTTCTTATATAGATGAAAACACAGCAAACATTTACCCTGCATTTGATAATGGCAAATGTGATTTAGAAAACCCTATTTCATTAATAGAAGAAGAAGTGGCTAGTGATTGGTGGGAAACTTTAAGCAAAAAAGATTACAAGATTGCAAAAGAAATTTTTCAATCCTTTTTATATTAACTTTAAAAAACAATTATGAAAGCAATTAAATACAAAGGTTTTAATATAAGAGAAGTTACAAGAAAGAAATATGGTAAACTTTTTTTAGCAGAGATCAAAAGAAACAGTTTATTTATTGAAAGTTTTGGAACTTTAACTTTAAGTGGCATGAAAGAAAAAATAGATAAACATTTAAACAAAAAATAACAATTATGAATTTACATAAAAACTTTAGTGAAACAATTATTAGATTAAATCAGAAAATAGATAAGTTAAGAGAATCTATACATGATAGAGAACAGAAAATAATAGCACAAGAAGAAACTATAGATGCTATGGATAAACAATTAAAAGATTTAGAAACACAGATTATTAACAAAAACTTTGAAACATGGAAGAATATAGATTAATTAAAATGGTAGTAAACGATAAAGAAAACAGAAAAACATTATATAAGGTACTGGCTTATGGCTTAATATCTTTTGTAAGTTTTTTTAGTTTCTTGTATGGTACAATGTATTTAATATTATGGATGGCAAATACAACAAAGATGATATAAGGATGGCTTGTTGGAATAAGAATTGTTTTGTTTATTATAAACCTGTAGAACAAGGAAAGAACAAAATGGTAAAACTAGAAATGGATTTACAAGGGAACATAAGAACAGGTACACAGCTTTACAAACAAGATTCGAAAGAAATATTAAATAAAATAGATGAAATGTATTTGTATATTTATAAAAAATACTTAACTTAGAGTAATTTCATTTTTGATTTGGTTAACAATAGGGCAGGTAGAAATACCTGCTTTTTTTTTGTGTTATACACTTTACCAATAATTTTATTGTATAAGTATGAAATTGGATATAATACTACCTACTGATTTATCAGAAATAACACTTGAACAATACCAAAAGTTTGTAAAGATAGATACAGAAGAAAATAAAGATAGCAGTTTTCTAATGCACAAAACTGTAGAGATATTTTGTAACCTTGATCTTAAAAACATTGTAAAGATTAAAATGGTAGATGTAAAAAAAATACTTGCACACTTAAATCAAGTATTTGAAAAGAAAAACGATCTAATACCTAATTTTAATTTACATGGTAAACAATATGGTTTTATACCTTCATTAGATGAAATGACTTTAGGTGAGTACATAGATTTAGATGAAACTATGACTGACTGGCAAAAGATGCACAAAGCTATGGGGGTTTTATATAGGCCAATAGTTTATAAAAAAGGTAGTAGATATAAGATAGAAGAATATACAGGTGCAGAAAACAATGAAGATTTTAAAGATATGCCTTTGAACATAGTTATGGGTGCTTTAGTTTTTTTTTGGAATTTAAACAACGAATTACTACAAACTACCCTGAACTATTTGAAGAAGGAAACGAAGGAAACGAACATGGAAGTTTACAAAACTTTGCAAGAAAGTGGGGATGGTATTCAAGCATCTATGGACTTACTAAAGGGGATGTTTCCAAATATGACAGTATCACTAAATTAAATTTACACCAATGTTTAATGTTTTTAGCATTTGAAAAAGAAAAAATACAAATAGAAAGACAACAAATAAAAAGTAAACAAAGATGACAAAGTTCTATGATGTATTGGATAAAATAAAAACAAAGCTAATAGCTGAACCATTTTGTAATACAGTAAGCTATGGTAGTTTAGATGATATAGATTTAAACAAACAAAGTATATTTCCATTATCACACATAATAGTAAACAACTGCAATGTGGCCACAAACACATTAACATTTAACATTAGTGTACTTGCAATGGATATTGTAGATGAAAGTAAAAAAGAAACTACAGATATATTTGTAGGTAACGATAATGAACAAGATGTACTAAATACCCAACTATCTATACTAAACAGATTGATGGCATTATTACAAAGGGGTGATCTATATACAGAAGGTTACCAAGTAGAAGGGCAGGTAGGATGTGAACCATTTGTAGATAGGTTTGAAAACAAACTTGCAGGATGGGCAGCTACATTTGATTTAATTGTACAAAACGATATGACAACATGCTAACAAAAAGTAAAAGGGTAAAATCTACTTTAAATAAATTTAGAAAGTTTGTAGTACAAGAAAGTAAGAACCAACTTAAAAAACAAAAGAAAAGTGCAAGTGGTAAACTACTAAACAGTATAACTTCAAAGCTCAAAGTATCAGAAAGTAGTTTTAGTTTAGATTTCTTTATGGAAGAATATGGTATATACCAAGATAAAGGGGTAAGTGGTACAAAGAAAAAATACAACACACCATTTTCTTATACAACCAAAAGGCCACCTGCTAAGAAGTTAGATAAGTGGACAGTAAAAAGAGGTATTGCACCAAGAGATGACAAAGGTAGATTTATAACAAGAAAAGGTTTAAATTTTATTATAGCAAGAAGCATATTTGAAAAAGGCATAAAGCCAAGTTTATTTTTTACAAAACCTTTTGAAAAAGCATTTAAAAAACTACCTAATGATATAGTAGATTTATTTGCTTTAGATGTAGAAGAATTTATAGCATTTTCACTAAAGAATAAAAGATTATGAGTACAAAAATAAATTCAAGAAGCCCATTTTACATAACAGCTACAGAACCTACAGTAGCAGAAGGTGCTTTTGATTGTACAGTAGCAGGGCTTGCAAACTTTAGTGTAGAACCTGATGGAACAATAATTAACCCTACTTTACTACAAGGTACTATTATAGCACAAGATCATACTAGCTTTTCAGAAATAGCTTTTGGTGCAGGAAGTCAATCAAGAACTGTAAATTATACTATAAAAATACCTGATGGGTTTAGTAACACTGCTTCAGGTACTTTTAGTTGTCCTGCAACTTTTACACAAACAGCACCAAGTAGTGCATGTAACAGTTCATCAAATAAATTAACATTTTCAGGTTCAATATCAAATTTAACTAATGTAAGTTCAGGTACAAGTATTACTTTAAGTGATAGGTTTAGTGTTAATTCAGCAGCTTTTTTAAAATACGAATTAATAGAAGTAGGGCAAAGTGCATTTTCTGCTGTATTTAGTAACATAAATAGTATATCATCTACACTTACATTTTCTACTGGTTCTGTTGGGGTGGAATCAAAATACTATGTTGCAGGATTTAATGCAGTAGATAATTGTGTAGTACATAGTAATTTATTTACAGTATCATCAGCAGGTGCATCAGTAGCAGCAGATTGTAACGATGTAAATTTAGTAGGTGGATCAATAACTTCAAATGGTATAGTTAATTTACCTTCCTATACACCTAGCTTTGATTTACAATCTGTAAAAATAAATACAATAGCATCTACAGATGTAGATATAGATATATCATCTATTGTGCAAGCAGGTACTGCATCTTCAGATTTAAATAATACTACAGGCAGCACAAGAGATATAGTTTTAACTTTAAATTTTAAACCCCCAAATTCATTTACAAATTCAGGAAGCACAATAGATTGTGATGTAACAATAACACAAGATGCAAATACAACCCCTGCACTTTCTTGTACAAGTACTACAATAGCATACAATAATTTTTTAATAGCTGATACAGGTGATATTGTAATAGGTGGTGCAACAGTAAGGGTGGATACAGTAAGTGCTACTATAGTAAGTGCTACAACTAATATTTCAGATGGTGGAAGTGGCTTTTTACAAGCATTTCCAAAAGTTAGTAGTGTAACAGCTAGAACCATAAAAGTAAGATTTATAGTACCAACACAAAGAAGTGGTGCTAACTATAGTAATACTGGTCAAATATTAAATGATGCTTCAGGTGGGTGTGATGTTACAGGATCAAGTCAAAACCCTGACAATAACCCATGTTCTGCATCATCAAATACTTATAGATTAAGTTTAGAAAGTTTTGGTGATGGTTTAACACCTCCTGATTTAGCAGCTACAGAGTTTTGTGATAATCAAGTAACACATGCTGTAACTAGACAAGTACAAATAAATTCAAGTGGGGTAAATGTAAGTAACATATCTGTAGGTAATATAGTTTGTCAAGGTGGCACACCTATAAATGGGGGTAATAGAGTACATGCAATAAGTAGGTTTGATAGTGTTGCAGGAGATACAGGGAGTACCTTCCAAGTTATACAAATTGATCAGTTTGGTATGGTAACAGCAGGCCCATTTGATGTAAATTGTAATACATCTGATTTTCAAAATGATAATATAATGTAACTATGGCTTTAAAAAGTGCAAGATTAGAAATTTATATATATAGTGGTACAGCAGGTAGCTATACTTCTAGTGATTTAAAATATACTTTAGATAAAGATTTGATAAGTGGTCAAACTAACATAATATTTGAAATAGGTAATCTAGTTAGGGATTATTTAACACATGATTTTAATAATGATTATGCTAGTGTTACAAAATGGGTATCAGTAGTAAAGAAACTATTTGATACTAATACAGATTTAGAATTTGAAAGTGGTTCATCTACTGTTACAAACTTTATAGCACTAGATGGTTTTGGCACTTTTGAAGATGAGATAAACCCACAACTATCTACCAATGCTTTAATATCAGCAGATAATATATATATACCTGAAAATACAGCAGGTAGATTTCCAATATTTGCAGAAGGTGTAGGTAAGGTTGTAATAGATAGTAGTACAACACAAATAACAGATAGTGGTAATAGCAACCAAAAAATACAATACATAACCATACCTGCCAACACAAGTACAATACAAGTATTTGATACAGATGATACAACGTTAAGAAAAACAATTACAGTTAACAATGTATGTGAACCAAAATATACTTCTTTCAAAGTAACCTTTGTAAATAAATTTGGGGCTTATGAAGATATATATTTCTTTAAAAAAACTACAGAAACTTTCAGTGTTACAGATGAAACACATAAAACAAACAGCATAAACACATCTAGTGTTACTTATCCAACTTACAATGGACAGCAACAAAGATATAATGTAAATGCAAAAACAAGTTTGCAAATGAATACAGGATTTATAAAAGAAGATGCAACTAAAACTATAGAAGAATTATTTTTAAGTGAAAATGTTTATATAAGATTTGATTCTAAAACATTACCAATAATACCTAAAAGTAAATCATTTGTACATAAAACAAGTTTAAACGATAAGCTAATTAATTATACAATAGATTTTGAATTTGCATTTAATCTTATAAATAATGTTAGATGAAACTACAACTTCAGTTATTTATTGAAGGCAATCAAATTGAATTGCATGATAATGAAAGTGTTACACTTACACAAACATTACAAGATATTCTTGATATACAAAAAGTATTTACAGATTTTACAAGAACATTTAACGTACCTGCCTCAAAAACAAATAACAAGGTTTTTAAACATTTTTACAACCCTGAAGTATCTGTACAAGATTTCAGGCCCAAAGAAAGAAAAGAAGCAGTTTTATTTTTAAACCACCAACCATTTAAAACAGGTTTTGTAAAATACGATAGTGTACAGATGGTAAACAACGAACCTAAAAACTATCGAATAACTTTCTTTGGTGATATATTAGAAATAAAAGATTTATTTGGTGATTTAAAACTAGCAGATTTAACAATAATAAACGATGGCCAAACCTATGATGGAAGTACTGTTATAGCTACTATGCAGGATGGTATAGATTATAATGTACATGGTGAAGAAGTACCTGATACTTTTATATATCCAATTATAACACATACAGATAGATTAATATATAATAGTGGTGATGATACAGCAGGAACTAAAAACTTATATGTAGGTAGTAATTCACATGGTTTAGTATTTGACCAGTTAAAACCTGCTTTAAGAGTACATGCAATTATTTTAGCAATACAAAAACAATTTAATATAAAATTTAGTAATGATTTTTTTGTTAATACAAATGCAGCTTACTACAACTTGTATTTGTGGATGCAAAAAGAAAAGGGTTCTATAATAGATAGTGATGCACCCCCTGTAGCTGCACTTTATAATTCATCTTGGCGAAGTGTATTTTCTACTTTTGATGGCAAGGATTACAATAAAATGGTAAAACTAAAAGGTGATCCTAATGCAAAAAATGGTGGTGGTTTTTTTGTTACAGGTTCACAATATAGTAACATAAATAATTACAGGGGTAGCAGGTTTATGGTGTTAGATATTGTTACAAGTTCAAGTGTAAAATACACAATACAAATAAGACAAGCAGTAATAGGTAGTAGAAGTATATTTTTTGAACAAGATATTACAAGTGTGGGTACAGATAGGGTTATAAAACTATCTGATCAAAAAGAATTACAAAAAGGTGCGAGTTATCACATATTTTTAAGCAGTACACAATCAGCTACATTTACTGTTACAATGGCAATATTTGATAGTAATGATTCAGGTGGTAACTATGCAAGTGCTGTAAATACATTTACAACAAATGCAACTACACAAATAGTTATAAAAGACCAAATGCCTGATATTAAATGTATAGATTTTTTAACATCTATTTTTAAAATGTTTAACCTTACATCTTTTAAAAGTGGTGATGAAATTAAAGTACAACCATTAGATGATTTCTATAGTTCAAGCACAAGGAGGCATGATATAACAGAACATTTAGATGTAACTGATTCTGAAGTAACACTACCCATACCATACGATAATATAGAATTTAAATATCAGGGAAACGAAACATTTTTTACAGCTTTTCATAATGAAAGGAATGGTATTAATTGGGGGCATTTACAACATAGCTTAATAGAAGAAAGCACTAATAAAGAATACAAAATAGAACTACCATTTGAACACATGAAGTTTGAAAGAATACTAAATTCTAATGGGGGTGCAACAACAGATGTACAATGGGGATGGAGTGTAAACAGGGATCAAGAAAGTTTACTTACTAAACCTCTACTTTTTTATGCACACAAAATTACAAGTGGTACAGCTATAGGTGTTTTACCTTCTAGTGGTGGTAGTGTAACATCTATTACTTCATACTATGTGCCTTCTAACTTATCTGATCCAACAACAAATACAACACAATCAATACATTGGGGTGCAGAGAAAAATGAATATACTTTTACAAATGCTGATACTTCATTATTTAGTACATATTACAAAAACTACATAACAGAAGTATTTGATGATACTAGAAGAATATTTAAATTCAAGGCATATCTACCTATGAGTATTTTGTTGAATTTACAACTAAACGATAGAATAATTATTTTTAACACATCGTACAAAATAAACAAAATAGTAACAAATTTTGAAACAGGTTTAAGCAATTTAGAATTATTAAATGAAGTTGGTAATAATAGAGTACCTACAGATAATGTAATATCTGATGTAGTTAAAACAGTAGATCAAGATTTTGTAACAGCAGATACAACATTAGTAAGGGCTGATACAACAATATTTAGAATATGATAGAACACATATTAGATATGTTAGAAATAGCAAAGCAAGAAAAGAAAATAGGTAAGTATACTTATATAGCACTTGGTAAGCATAATTTACCTACAACTTTTAAAGAAGGTTATAAACAAGTTAAATTAAATATATGGCACAAAAAGCAATAATACAGGTAGACATACAAGAAGGTGCAGCCAAGAAAGACCTAAAGGATTTAAAACAAGGTATTGATAAGGTAAATAAAGCACAAGTAAACCAAACTAAAGCTACCAAAGAAGCGAGTAAAGAAATGGTTAGTTATGGTGGTGCAGTAGATGGAGTAACTGGTGGTGCTGTTACAAAGTTTAGAGCATTATCAGGTGGTATAAAAGCTGCGACTGCTTCTACAAAAGCATTTAGGATTGCATTGATAGCAACAGGTATAGGTGCATTTGTTGTTGCTATAGGTACACTTGTTGCCAACCTACAGAATAGTGAAGCAGGATTTAACAGGGTACAAAAACTTCTAAAACAAATAGGTGTAGTTGCAGGTAACGTAACTGATATATTCTTTTCATTAGGTACTTCTTTGTTTGGTTTAGTTACTGGTGATTTTGAATTGATGACTAAAAGTTTTGATGAAGCTACAGATAGAATAAAAAACTTTGGTGAAGAAACAAAAAAAGAAATAAAGATACAGGGGGATTTATCTGACCAACAAGCTGAACTAACAAAAATAGAAAGACAGCTAACTGTAGATAGAGCAGAAGCAAATAGAAAAAGAGCATCGTTATTAGAAAAATCAGCAGATAGAGAAAACTTTACAGCAAAAGAAAGAATAAAATTTTTAGAAGAAGCAGCTAAAATAGATGAAGAAATTACAAATGAAGAAATAAAAGCTGCTGAAATAAGATTGAATTTAAAAGTAGAAGAAAACAAATTAAGTGAAAGTTCTAAAGAAGATTTAGATGAAGAAGCAAGATTAAAAGCAGAACTTACAAACCTTGAAACAGCAAGGTTAAGAAAACAAAGAGCAGTTACTGCACAAATTACTACAGCACTACGAGAAGAACAAGCTGAAAGAAAAGCTATAAGAACCAAAGAAGAAGCAGAACAAAAAGCAGAGGATGCAAAATTGCAGGCAAAGATAGAAAAAGAGAAAGCTGATGAACTTACAAGGTTAGATGCTATAGATAAAGTACAAGAAGAATTTAGATTAAAAAAAGAAGATGAAGAAGCTATACTTGAAAGTGAAAAGTTAGAATTAGAACAAGCAAGAAAACTACAAGAATTAGATAATCTAAATGCTACAGAAGAACAAAAAGCAGGGGTAATTAGTTTTTTTGGTGCTAAAATACAAGATGCCAAAGATAAAGAAGCTAAACAAGAACAGGCACGAGAAGAATTATTAGCAAAACAAAAACTAGCTGTAACAGCAAACACACTTGGACAGGTTTCACAATTATTAGGTGAAAATTCAGCAGCAGGTAAAGCAGCAGCGATTGCACAAGCTATTATAAATTCTTATTTAGGTTTTACAGAAGTATTAAAAACCCCAACTACTATACCAGAACCTTTAGGTAGTATACAAAAAGCAATAAGTGCAGCATCTATACTTGCAAGTGGTTTACAAACTGTAAGGCAAATAACAAGTGTTAAAACACCTAATACTGGTGGTGGTGGTATAAGTGTAGGTGGAGGTAGGGGTTCTACAGCAGCACCAACAAGTGCAACACCCCCTGCATTTAATGTAGTAGGTGCATCAGATACTAACCAACTTGCAGAAGCTATAAATGGTAGAGAACAAAAACCAGTAAAAGCATTTGTAGTAAGTAGTGATGTAAGCAATGCACAAAGTTTAGATAGGAATATAATAGAAACTGCTAGTATTGGGTAACAAAACACATAAATAATTATTGTTATAGTATGGATATAATAGAACTTTTTATAGATGAAGAAGATGAAGTAAGTGGTATTGATGCAGTAAGTTTAGTAGAAAACCCTGCAATAGAAGAAGATTTTATAGCACTTAAATCACAAGAATACAAGTTTGCAGAAGTAGATAAAGAAAAACGTATAATTATGGGTGCAGCACTTGTACCTAACAAACCTATTTTAAGAACTAAAGATGATGTACCTTACTATATATATTTTAGTAGGGATACAGTAAGAAAAGCAAGTGAACTTTTTTTTATAAGAGGTAACAGTAAAAAATCTACACTTGAACATAAAGTACCCCTTGAAGGTTTAACAGCAGTTGAAACATGGATAGTAGAAGATTTAGAAAAAGACAAAAGTAGATTGTATGATATGGAAGTACCTCTCGGTACATGGATGTTATCAATGAAAGTTTTAAATGATGATATTTGGAACAACTATATAAAAACAGGTAAAGTAAAAGGGTTTTCTATAGAAGGGTATTTTGCAGACAAATTAGAAAGGCCAAACGAACCAAACAAGTTAGAACAAATACAAGAAGAAGAAGCAGAATTTTTACTAGGCCAAGTAAAAGCAATAATAAAAAAAGACAAAAGATTAAAGAAGGGTAAAAGAATAGAATTTGAAAGTTATAGTGATTACCCAAATGCAGTAAAAAACAATGCACAAAGAGGTATTGATCTAAATGCAAAAGTAAATAATAAATGTGCAACCCAAGTAGGAAAAATAAGGGCATCACAATTAGCACAAGGTAAACCTATAAGTATAGAAACTGTTAAAAGAATGTATAGCTTTTTATCTAGGGCAGGTGAATACTATGATGAAGGTAATACAGAAGCATGTGGTACTATAAGTTATTTACTTTGGGGTGGTAAAGCAGGTTTAAGATGGAGTGAAAGCAAACTAAAAGAACTTGAAATGTTAGCTGAAACTGGCCCAAGAGGTGGTATAAGAAAAAGCCCTAAAGCCCCAAAATCAAGTACACCAAACCCCAAACCAAAAGGTGAGGGTACAGCAAAAGGTGATGCATCTACAAGTAGGGGTGCAAAAGTATCTAAACAGGATGAAGAAACACTTAGAACAAAAGCATCAGAATTTAACGAAAGATATAAAAAGAAACTAGGGTATGGTGCAAACGTGGGAACACTAAAAGCAGTTTTCCAAAGAGGGCTAGGTGCATTTAATGTTTCTCATAGCCCAAGAGTTAAAAGTGCAAGCCAATGGAGTTTTGCAAGAGTAAATGCCTTTTTATATTTACTTAAAAATGGTAGGCCACAAAACCCAAAGTATACAGGTGATTTTGATTTATTACCTGCTAAACACCCTAAAAGCCCCAAAAAATGAGAACACTATATATAGATGAATACAAACCTTGTAATACAGATGGTAAAAGAGCTTGTTTATGCCCTGATGGTAAAACCTATTCTAGAAAGTGCTGTGATGGCAGTTTTCAAGCACAAGGTATAGGATCAGTTACAGGTACAAGTTAAAAATACAACAAACAAAACCAAATTTTATTGTAATATTATGAAGGCAGATAATATGTTAGGAAAAATCAAAGAACTGTTAAACATTGAAGCTAAAGTAGAAGAAGTAAAACTAGAACAAGCAACATTAGAAAATGGTACTGTAATAGAAAGTGAAAACTTTGAAGCAGGTAGTGAAGTGTTTATTGTAACAGAAGATGAAAAAGTAGCTTTACCAGTTGGTGAATATACTTTAGAAGATGGAGAAAGATTAATAATAAAAGAAGAAGGAATTATAGCTTCTATTGGTGAAAAAGAAGAAGAACCTAAAGAAGAAGCTAGTGAAGAAAATTTAAATACTGATAATATGGAAAACAAAGAAGTTGTACAAGAAGTACAAGAAAATCTTGAAGAAGATAAAAAAGAAGAAATGCAGTATGCAACTAAAGAAGAACTAGCATCTCTTAAAAAGGACATTGAAGAAATCAAAGGAATGATAGATAAAATGGGTAAACACAAAGAGGAAGAAATGAGTGCTGAAGATAAACCCATTGAAGAAAAAGAAGAACTTTCAGCAGTTGAAAAGGTAAAACATAACCCTGAAGAAGAAGTAAAAACTGAACCTGTATTTATGAGCAGAAGATCAGAAACAACTTTTGATAGAGTTATGAGAAGAATTAATAATATATAATAATTTAAAAAATGGCAACAAGTATTACAACTTCATATAGTGGTGAATTTGCAGGCAAGTACATTTCTGCTGCACTACTTTCTGGAAAAACTTTAGGTGAAGAAACAATTACAATTTTACCTAATATAGTGCATAAGCAAATTATGCAAAAAGTAAGCAGTAATGACATCGTAAAAAATGGTGCATGTGATTATTCAGATAGTTCAACTTTAACATTATCTGAAAGAACATTAACACTAGAAGATTTTATGGTAAATGTTACTGTATGTAAAAAAGATTTCTTAAACACATGGCAAGCTGCAGAAGTTGGTTTAGGTGGTTTAGGTAGAGAGTTACCAAAATCTTTTGCAGATTTTATTATAGGACATTTCTCAGCTAAAGTAGCTCAGAGAATGGAAACTAATATATGGGCAGGAGTAAATGGTACAGCAGGACAATTTGATGGATTCAAAGCACTACTTGCTGCTGACAGTGATGTAGTTGATGTTGTTGCAACAGATGTAACAGCTTCTAATGTTATTACTGAATTAGGTAAAGTTGCAGATGCAATTCCTAGTGCTGTTTATGGCCAAGAAGATACTACTATATGGGTAGCAACAAATGTTTACAGAAGCTACATACGTAGTTTAGGTGGTTTTGGAGCATCAGGATTAGGTGCAGCAGGTTACGAGGATAAAGGAAACAACCAAGCTATTACACCTAGTTTCTTTGATGGCATTAAAATTTCACATGCACAAGGTTTAGGAACTAACGAAATGGTTGCAGGACAAAAAAGCAACTTTTTCTTTGGTACTTCTTTACTAAATGACTTGAATGAAGTTAAAGTAATTGACATGAGTGATATAGATGGTTCACAAAATGTTAGATTTATCATGAGATTTCAGGCAGGATGTCAATTTGGAGTGGGTTCTGATTGTGTTCAGTACACCTAGAATACTAATTAACGAATGATAAAAGGGTAGTTAGGTTTATGCTTAACTGCCTGATTATCAATAACTTATAATAAAAAAAATTTTTAGGAATTATGGCATGTAATTTAACAAGGGGTAGAAAAGAACC